CAGCTTGTAATAAAGCATGTACTCTTGCATCTGAACAAAGTGTTCCCACTTAGATTCTTTCACACCGTCAGCTTTCAGCTTCTTGAACGATGCGTCGTTGTGGGTTTTCATCTCAGTGAGGATTGGAGTCTCTGGCTGAGGCATATCCGGGCAACCAATGATGACGCCATCAATTGCTGAACCGAAGTGTCCGTTGAGGTAGCTGACGCGATACTGTCCGCCACTACTGTCCTGTTGAACGATCTGCATACCGGCGGTGAGGATAAGTGCAACGAAGCGTCCTTCTTCGAGGTGCCCACGGTTAAACAGACGAAGAGTTTGTCCCGAAAAGCGGGGTTTAGTTGCCCAACGCCAACCATAGAAAATCTTCGCAGCGCATTCATCCCCGATAAGACTGATGCCGAGATGCGTGCGGAAGCCACCGTCACTTTCACGATATGCGTCCTCAATGTGTGGTAACACCTTTCCGAGCCATACACGGAATGCAGATCCTTGATCCCGTTGAACGCACTGCTCGAAGAGCTCCATCGTTTTAACTGCTGGATAGAAATGTCCCATGATATCCTCTGCTTAGAAAAATACAGCGCCCTGAGGCGCTGTAGAATTATACACCAGTTTTATTATTCCTGCGCTTGCATTTTCCAAGGCGGGGTCTGGGACTGAGCTGCCTGCTGGATGTCGTCCGGTTGTTCCTGGACAGGCTGCTGCTGGTTTACCTGCTGCGCTGGCTGCTCGCTACCTGGCTGTACATGCTGCGTCGCCCATGCGGGCTGCTGCTGGGTTTGCGCTGGCTGCTGCTGTTGGGTATTAGCTGGAATGTGCTCACCCTCCAGCGGCTGCTGGGCCGTTTGCTGCGTCTGCTGTTGTACCGGCTGTTCCTGCGTGGCGGTATTGCCCCAAGGCTGGGTCTGTGCCGCTTGCTGGAAGTTCACGTTACCAGCATCCTGAGCTGGCTGCTGTTGCACCGGCTGCTGTTGCTGCTGTACAGGCTGTTCCTGCTGCACCGGCTGCTGTTGAGTCTGAGCTGGTTGCTGCTGGGTCTGCGTACCCCATCCAGTTGGAGCCTGCTGCGCCGGTTGCTGCTGGGCTGGCTGCTGTTGCTGTGGACGTTGAGCGAATGCCTGGCCGACCGGCGCTGCACCTGCTTTAATGTCCGCCTTAGTAGCATACACGACAGCTTCTTCGATCGGTTTGTACTGCTTCGGTTCAGCTTTATCATCGTAGCCTTCCTGCTTGACTACTTTGACTTTCAGGTTGAACGGAATACCGTGAAGCTGTTCGGTATCGTTCCACACCGGCACTTTAACAGCGCGTGACAGTTCCGCCAGCTCTTCCATCGCGATGTTAACCGCTACAGGGTTAGAGTTTTTAACGTTGTAACCGCCGAAGATCACACGACCAGCGAAATCACCCTGCAACACTTTGAACTGGAGGTTCAGACGTGCGCCGCCTGGGGTTTTAGTTGGTTTGATTTCAGAGTTAACAATCTGCACCGGATACCAACCATCCGGAACGGTGTCAATCTGACGCTCTTTGTGTTCACCTGCGTTGAACTGCATACCGATGCCGGCCATTGCTAAAATCATGCTCATTGTGCGATACCTTTGATTTTGTTGATCAGCGTACCCAAATGTGGATACTCCATTTGTTCCAGCATACCAGAACGGTCTTTAGCAATGTTTTGGATGTCTGGTTGTGTCAGCAGATACCGGAAATTCTGCTGGGTGTTCTGGTCTTTGCCAACCCCTAACTTAAACACTTCGTCAAAGAAGTATGGCAATTCCGGACCTAACTTCGCACCAGGCATGGAAGGTCCATACGCAGTTACGCCAGTTACTTCGTCTTTGTTACGCGCCATCTTAGCGGACATATAGATGTTAAAGCCCTGGATGTCGCGGAACGAACGAATTACGGTTTGCATACGCTCGATCAGCTCGCCGTATGCTTGACGCGGATCTTTTACGGTGCGCTTGGAGTTGTTCAAGCACTGCTCTGCAATCTCCGTTAAGGAGTCCAGCGCAATGGAATCGAAACGCTCTTTGCAACCGTTATTAGGATCAGTAATGAAGTTAAACGCAGCAGTGATGTCATCAAAGCTGTTAATCTTGATTACCGGGATATCGTAGCAGATAGACGGGTCGTTAGCACCGAAAACACGCTCGATGTTCGCACGGGTAAGGGACAACAGACCTGACTCGGCTGACAACAGAAGCGGACGTGGCAGCGTTGCAGTGAGCATCGTCTTACCGTGACCAGCTTCCCCGTATACAAGGAGCTTAACACCTGTATCCAGTACCGCTTGTGACGTTGTAGTAAATTCCATTTGGAACCTCTTAGGTGGTGAGGGGTGCATATTACCCCTCGGGGTTAACGGATGTAAACGGTCAACTAGCTCATATCCACAGGGTCACGGAAAGTCTGGTGCGTAGGGATACGCAGCTTGTCTTTCATACCGTGCAGGAAGAATTTAAACTTAGAAATCCGTCCCAGGAACTCTTCCGGATGCTTGAAGTAATACTCCCGCTCTTCGTGGGTAAGTTTACCCGCGCCAACCGTCATTTCATCGCCAACCTTCAACTTAATGTGGTCTGGCAGGCCTTCCGGTACTGTGAGCAGTGTAACCACAAATGATCCGATCATTCCGCTCGGCACCATGTTTTCCTGATGCGAGCTGCGGAACGTTTGACCGAGCTCATTGATCTGCGCTTCGTTCTGGTTGGAGAAGCCCTCGTTGATGCGAACGATAGTCCCTTCGCCATCAGTAAAGCGCTTGATGCGTCCGTACCCGCCTTCGCGCGGAGTGGCGCGTCCTCGTTTGCACGGCATCCCGGGCTTACGGGTGATAACACCCTCATAACCCATCTCCAACCATACGGCTTCAGCTTCAAGAAGCTCGTTCACGTTGTTCACTTTAATCATCGGAACAACCTTCAGATCCATCAAGCGACCTTCAAGCTGCTCTGATTGCACGTATGCCGATAGCATAGCGTGACGTTCTTCGTAGGGCAAGTGTTGAACACTGTCTGCACATAAATCGAATACGTGCCAGGTCCACACTGCTTCGCCCTCGATCCTACCGCTCGCAGATGTTGTCTTACGGCACAGGTCCGGATCACATTCATCCGCTGCTGCAAGTTCACCGTCGAACCCTTCATAGCAGGGTTTAGAGAACAAACGAGTCAGATGTTTGTTCTTGAACTTCTTCAAGCTGCGACCTGTCAGTGTGCCGTTGTAGTTGACACCGCGCACACCGTCAATCTTGGGCAGCACGTACAAGGGGTACGTCGCAAGATCTTCATCAAAGTCGCACGCCAAAAAAGGCTGATACGGTTTCATTAATTGCCCCTCAGTCTCAACGAGGTTGTATCTACCAGCAACTGGCGAAACTTGCGTTTCCAGTATTCGACGGTGTTCTCGTCTTGTACCTTTGCCACTGGTGTTATCTTCCGCTTAGGTGCAGAACGAGAATCCTCAATTTGCTTCCTAAGCCCAGCACAACGGAGCTTCTGTCTTTCCAACCGCATATACATCCCAGCAGTGTCATCACACTTTTGTTGGGCCTTAGTGCGGTTTTGTTTACATTTGTTATTATGCCCTTTGATGTGGCGGAATTGCAATGTAAGGTCGTTTGACTTTGCAATGCGTTCCATCCAATCAAGCGCTTCCTTTTCCGCATTACGTGCTACACGTTTGCGGGTAAAGAGATCGATCGCTGGTATACAATCGATTTGGATCAGTATACGGTCACCCCGCATTACGTAGCCGTTCGTAATAGCATGATGCAATCCGTTGCAAGCGGCTTTCGCTTCAGCCTCACCGCTGTCCCGTGTACCAGTTAACGGCCCGCCGAATGTACCCCTGCCGCGGTTAGACGCAACCCACACGCCATAGCCGCCAGCACGGGTATCCGGGCAGAATGACGCATCAGTGATTATTGTTACGAGCACATAACCTCCGAACCTCGTCAAAGTAATCAAGACATGCCTTATCTTGATCCCATTTAATACCCTTCCTTGTATTCTCAAGGGCAGGTAAATATCTAAGATTGCTTAATACATGCAATCCACTCACGAGTTTACCGCATAAAGGCCAGTCATGGTCTACATGATACCCTTCTGGACAATTTTGATAGAACTCCCGTATGGCTTCATCCTCGGACCATACGGGAACTCTATTCTTACGTTTTAAGACGTTCTTCCTAACGATAGCAACCTGACGCGCTAATCCTTGTTTAGTCTGGCCCTGTTTCCATTGAGTCATACGGTTAGCTTCACGTTTACGTTCGAGCTGCTCGGGTGTAATGTTTTCCAGTCTGTGCCGAGCATTATTGCACTCGGCACATTGACGTCCGTTTGTGAAACGCCGGCTAATGTGACCATGTTTGCAGGGCCTACCCGTGAAGTAATACATCAACCCTTCAGCTAGAGCTTGCTTTCTGGTCACTAACATCTGTCAACCCTTAACTTTGATTTCAACTTGTGGGGAACCCCACTTACCAGTGACGCACTCGTCCATCACTGCACGCTGCTCTTCGGTCAGCTTTTTGTAGTTGCCCACTTTCAGCTCAACCTTAGTCTCAACCACTTCGTTGACGTCAACACCCAGCTCGCACAGTTGCGGGAGCAGGCTGCTCCAGATTGCTTTATCAACCTTGCGGTCATATGGGCGAACGATTTTCAGTTCATCCCCCGTTGCGAGCTTGATAGTGTTTGTACCTTCTTTCCCGCCAACTGTACCATTCTCACCAGGAAGGAAGACGTTGACCACACTGTCACGCAGCGCCCGCTCTTGCGCCTGTACTCGGATAAGCTCTTGCTTTTTATTGTACCAGTTGAAAAGCAATTCGAGTTTAGCGGCTTCTGTCATTTCATTGTTTGGTAACTGAACCATGATACACCCCTTTGGTGTTTGTTGTTTGCTTAGGGGTAATTTACTAGGAACTTAGTTCGTTGTAAACACCCCTAACTGATATTAAAACTTCTTACCGTCTTCCTTGGCACGGTTCTCGCGCTTATGGTCTGCGCGGTTGGCGTTATAAGCACGCTTGTCGCCCAGCGCTTCCACCAGTGGCCAACCCCACTTATGACAAGCGGTATAGATCATGTCGAGTGTAATAGCCAGCTCGAACGCAGCAATATCCATCACTTCGTTGGTGCCAGTATCAATAGACATGACTTCGTTTTTGCGCACACCTTCGAGCGCGGCGCTTACATGGTAGTGCAGGTCCGCATAATACGCAGGGATATTGACGTTCTCAAACGGTTCAACACAACCATTTGCACGCAGACCGTACACAACCTGAACCGCCTTGTTCAGATCCCACTTCTTATGACCGAAGAAGTCATAAATACGGATAGCGGCGTCCGCCAGCTCTACCAGTGCGTTTGAATACTGCGGCAGATGGTGATCCGGAATGTCCATCTGGAACCCGCCCCACGACTCAGAAATCTCCGAGTGGATCAGAGCAATGGTAGTCCCATCCGGACGAACTGGTTCATCCCACCAACCAGCCTTCACATTGTGGTTATAGATTGCGTCGCGTAGTACGTTAGGATTTTCAGGTTGCATGTTAATTCCCATTATTAGCATATTGTTGGTGAAGCTGTTTACGAGTTTTGTCTAGCCATTCAATAGCTAAATCAAGATCCGCAAACCGGTTTTGTTTAGAAATTCCGTAAGCTGAGACCTGGCAATAGTAATACCCATTTTGATCAATGGACAGTCCTTTTATGCCAGATGTATTATTCACCTGTAACGGCTTATTAAATCCATTTTGCTCGTTAGAGGCTTCCCGAAGGTTATTCCATTTATTATTGAGACGGTTCGTGTCCTTATGGTCTATTTTATTTTCAGGGTCTTT